AATGTATAAGTTTGGAAAAAGGTCAAGAGAGCGTCTAAAAGGCGTTAATGCCAAACTGGTGAATGTTCTCAATGAACTCATTAAAATAATGGATGTTACTATTATTGAAGGGGTTAGGAGTGAAGAACGACAGGCTGAACTCCTTGAAAAAGGGGCAACGAAGGTTAAATATTCAAGGCATATGGAAGGTAAGGCGGTAGACCTAGCGCCATATCCTATAGATTGGGAAGATAGAGAGCGGTTTCATTACATGGGTGGTATGATTCGTGGTATTGGTAAACAGCTTAATGTGAATATTCGCTGGGGAGGAGATTGGGATTCCGATGGCGAGATTAAAGATAATAATTTTGATGATTTAGTACACGTGGAGATAAGAGACTAATGGCTGGAACAACAGATACAGTACCTGCAATGCTTACCCCCGGAGAATTTGTAATTAAACAGGAGTCAGCGGCTATGTTAGGTGAACCATTACTACAAAAATTAAATGCGGTTTCAGATAATGCTCCCCAAGGCTATCAAGCAGGTGGCGGAGTAAGTCAAAATAGTGGAGCACACGGTAATATTGATGCACTGATTGGACAAGCGCAACTTGAGAATATGATGGGAAATGTAGTACCCGGTTATCAAGATGGTGATGTGGTAGCACCAGCTGAACAGGCTCTCCCAGATTGGGGTAGAATACGAACTAATCCACTTTTAAGATTATTTAGTGAGAAGAATCAACATATATTTCCAACTGAACTAGAGTCTTCTATTTATGATAGGGACGAAGCAGTTAGTGATTCTCTTGATGAAACTGGATTGGATTGGATGAGCGATGAATTTGATATTGAGCATAGTAAAGCTATGAATGGTATGACGGCTTCTAATTATGACGATGTTAGGTTGTTTTTACAGGACATGGATTTAAAGAAGAGACATGGCACTATGACCGCCGATGAAAAAGAAGATGTTAGTTCATCAATAAGTGATTTAATACCAGCAATTAAAAGACTTTTTTCAGAGAATCCTGATATATTTAAATCTGCTCCTGAAGGTACAACTAGGGCAAAAGGTGATTACGAGGCTCAAGAAATTAGCCCAGAATTACCTTTAACTCGGAGATATAATAAAACTTTAGGAAGTGCTTTCAATTGGGTGTTACCCGATTTTTATGAGAATGGCGGCGGAGTAGGAGAAGCTGGTAGAAAATATCCTCCGGGGACAATAATGAGCCCTTTTATGGGAGATAAAGCACCTATACCCGAAGCTTGGATGCAACCAGCTACAGACTCTATTCCATCTCCTGAAGAAGTCGCCGAGTTTGATAGGATGATTAAAACTCTACAGGCACAAGAATTATTAAAGAAACAACTGCAAAAGATGCAGGAATTAGGCATGTTTAGCGATAAAGAAGCGGTTGAGTATAGGGACGAAGGTATACAGTTTCCGGTTCGTCAAGAAGGATATCCACAAAGATAAATATGTCTAAAATGGACAAAGATATTAGAGCCGAGCAGAACCAAGAGCTCTTTAGGAACTGGAGTGATGCTCGTCAGGATTGGGATACTGAGGCTAGGAAAGATATTGATTTTTATCTTGGTAACCATTTTACTGCTGATGAATCAGATGAGTTACAGTCTAGAAACCAAGCTGATGTTCCTATGGACAGGGTTTCTTCGGCAGTTGAAAAATTTAAAGCGGTACTTACATCAAGACCTCCAGCATTTACAATTACACCAAGAGAAGACTCTGATGTAAAGGTAGCGAGTGTCTGGAGAACCATTGTTAGCTATATCTGGCAAATTTCAGATGGCGATTCCCAGATGAAACAGGCTATTCACGATTATGCAACGACAGGTCTTGGCTATTTGTATGCTTATGTTGATAGAGAATCAGATTTCGGGAAAGGTGATGTCAAGTTCACCTATCTTGACCCCTTTAGGGTTTACGTATCTCCTTCTTCACGTAATCGTTGGTATGATGATTCTGATGGCATTATTATATCTACAGTCCTTACTGGTGAGCAGGTCATTAACCTTTACCCGGAATTAGATGATATAGTAGACCCCGAAACTGGCGAACAGTCTGATGGCTTACTTCGCAGTATCTCTGAGTATTCAGAATACAACGGCGAAGATTATCCTTCTGCACAAAATAAAAACTCAATGACTGTGTTTACCCCTGCTGAAGTTAAAGATAAGGATTTTATGCAGGTTAAAAAGTACCAGATACTTGAAAGATTCTATAAAGTAAAAGTTGCTTTTTATCATGTTGTAAATATACAAGACGGGGAAGAATTAATATTATCAGAAGAAGAGTTTGCACAATTTTCTGAAGAGAATAAAGAAGTATTAGAATCTGGGTTTTTTGAAATTGCTCAGGTTTTCCAAACTAGAGTAAAAGTATGTGCATCAATAGGTGAGATAGTTTTATATGAAGATATACTCAATTCAAACATATATCCAGTAGTTCCACTTCCAAATGTATGGACAGGGACACCTTATCCTAAGTCTGATGTATCAAGAGCAAGACCTATGCAGAGACTCCTTAATAAATTATGGTCTCTTGCTTTGTCTCATGCTCAGGCATCCGCTGGTTTAAAATTATTAGTTCCACTTGGGAGTGTTGATGACATAGCTCAGTTGGAACAAGATTGGGCTAACCCAAATGCTGTTATTGAAATAGATTCATCTCAAGGCGAGCCACATTATCCACAACCTTCACCACTTGCTGGTGAATTTTACAAACTCATACAACAATGTGAATTTTACATTGATTTTATATTCGGCTTGCCTGAGATGATGCATGGATTTGCTGATAAAGCGCCTGATACAGTTAGGGGAACTGAGCAAATGATAGCTTTAGGCAGTCAAAGACCCAAATCGAAGCTTAGGGATATAGAATTTTCTATAAACAGGCTTGGAAAAGTAATATATAATTTATCTAAAGGTCACTATAGTTATAAGAAGATGTTTAGATTAGCACAGCCAAATAATGACCAAACTGATGTTATGGTGAATTTTTATACAGACGTATCTGGTTCTGTAGTTGATATTAAGAAAGAGAAGTATAACATTGAACAACATGATATAAGAATTGAACCGGGTTCTTCTATGCCAACTAATAAATGGGCAGAACTTAATGTCTATTTAGAGGCATTTCAGTTAGGTATTGTAGACAGGTATGAGGTTTTGAAAAAGAACCCAGAAATTTTTGACAAAGAGGGCATTATGCGACGCACAGATGAGAAAGAACAAATGATGTCACAGATACAAGCCCTTGAAGGTCAGTTACAGAATTTGCAGGGAGACTTGCAAACAGCCCAAAGAGAATCCGTACAGGATAGGAAACGAGTGGAAGTTGAGAAATTCAAATCACGACTTTCCGGAGTTAATTCCGATTCTAAAGCGGATAGAAGAGTACAACGTAATAAACTTGAAACTGAGGTGAAGCTCGAAGTAGAGAAATTGGCGAACCGTATCAACCGTGAGGCTGATAAGGCAACTGGTTCTACTCTAAAAGCTTAGAGACATCTTAAAGGAGTAAAAAATGGAATCTTTTGAACAAAATGAGGCGAATGTCGAAGCTACAGCGTATGGAGATGAAAGTCTATCTGCGGAGCAAGCCATGTTTGAGCAATCTGGAGAACAGGTTGCCGATGTCGCTAATGAAGCCCCGATTTTAGAAGAAGAGTCAGAGTCTAGGAAATTTCAATCTATGTATGACCGCTCACAAGCGGAATTACAGGATTTGAAAAAGTATGAGCCTTTGGTAAATCTTCTGGAGTCGAGACCTGATTTAGTTAAAACATTACAAGATGGCATTTCTCAACCGCAAGGTAAACAAGAATCATCGCCCGGTATAGGCAAAGACGAGTTCAACCCTTGGGATGCATTTACAGAAGATGGCTCTGCTTCCAGTCAACATGTTAAAAATAAAATAGAAAGCATGGTTAATGAAAGAGTGTCACAACAAGCGGCTAAACAACAGGCTCAGATGCAGACAGAAATGCATTTGAATAATACCGTGAATGAATTAAGGAATAACTTTAAAATGTCAGATACTGAGATTAAGGGTTTTCTTGAATTTACCACACAGCCTAAGGAAGCCGTTGGAATTAATAATCTTGTGAAATTGTATCGTGATGTCAGTGGGGTTGGTCAAACAAATACTGATACCGTAGATGCGGTGAGAGCCGCACAAGACGCTCCTCGCTCTGCCGGGGTTCTACAAGGACAACCAGCTAAAACAAAAAATGATGCTGATAAAATGTGGGATTCTATAGTCAGGGCGGGAGGTAGAGCGAATGTATTAAAATAAAATAACTAGGAGAAAAAAATGGCTACTTATAATAGTGGACAGGTAAAATTTGGTACTCCGGGTGCGGTTATTGATAGTACGATTCCATCACGTAGGTTATATGACTTTAGTGATAGGGTTGCTGATTTAGCCCCAGAAGAGTCTCCATTTTTTGTTTACTTGTCAAAAGTTGGAAAAGTTCCAACGACGGATTCTCAATTCCGGTTTTTAGAAGAC